GAGGTAATGCGAAGGGCCAGCGATCTTTACCGCAGTGGCTTGCTTAAGGCGGATTGGGATCCCACAAAACATCCACGCACTGGTGTGCCGCCTAACCGCGGCTGGTTCGCTCCGGTGCCGAGGGAGACTCAGGCACCCAGCAGGAACGGATGGTCGCTGCCACACGTGAATGAAGCAGCGCGAGAATTCGTCAAACTAGCTGCTGAGTTTATTGAAAGGAATGAAGGACGTATCGTTCTCGGGGGTTTGGAGCTGAACCCCTGGATTGACGTATTTCTTGCGGTTTTTACGCCGGTTGAACTTAACCAAGGCGAAGACCGGCTAATTGCACAAATGAGGGCGGCTTTTGACGAACCAAAAACGCTCGAAGAGTTGCAGCAGGAGCCGACCGAAAACATTCTCGGCTATGAGCAACATCATATCGTAGAGCAAAATCCCGACAACCTTGCAAAGATTATCATCGCGAAGTTTGGGCAAGAACGTCTTGATGATCCGAGCAATTTAGTCTGGTTGTCCAGATTTCAACACGAAGACATCAGTGCCTATTACAGCACCAAGCCGTTCGGTTCCGGCGGTCCGACAGTTAGAGAAATTATAAGCGTATTTGGATACGAGCAACAGCGTGAATTTGGACTGAGTGTTATGCGCAAGTTCGGGGTGCTTAAATGAGCGCCGCCGAGTACTCCAAATTGACCACCGATGAACTCCTGAACAAATTCGTGGAGACCGCAAAACGTGCAGGGACCATTTTTACATGGGATAAGGCAATCGTTTCAAATCCCCAGTTTAAAGCCCTCGCGCCAGAGATGCAGGCGCTCGGCGCCGAATTGAGAAAGCGAAATCCGCGTGAAAAACTCCGCGGGCTTTTCGAGCACGCCGACCCCCATGTCCGCGGCTGGGCCGGTCCCCAATTCCTATCGGTGGATCCGGATTGGGCTACAGCAACGATAACGGGCCTGTTTCATAATCTCAGCACGCGGGAGGTACTGGCGTGGCGTGACCGTATACTGCGCGGTGCACCACGGCGACAGGTGCTAGAGGAGATGTCAGGTCCTCAATTAGTAGATTGCTTTATCGACGCCTGCGAACGCTGCTACGGCGCAACGCGTTTTTTGACCGACGAGCAGGGTGGTGGACCGAGTATGAAAGCTTACAACGAGGTCTCCGGCGAGCCGTATGCAATTGCCAAGGAGCTAAACGCGCGCGGCGAACTTAGGGCGCTGGTGCCACTTCTTGATCACCCGTGCGTCACCGTACGGGAGAAGGCCGGTATGTTTTGTTTGGATATCGCTGCTGATAAGGCGACCGCGGTTCTGGAAGCTCTCGGCGGTGTAGATTCGCGACATGAAGCCGCTGAGGGTTCGACGATGCTCAGTTTGTGGCGAATGGGAAAGTTTAAACCGCTCTCTAAATAGGTTGGGCCTGTGTCGAGCTTTCGGTCATCACGCCATGATCACCTATTTTCGCAATGGCGCTTAGAGCGAATTACAATTGGGCATATTTGACGCCCACGACACCGAGGGCAAACATGCACTCCTTCGGACCAACGTCATAGCTTGGCCATTCCGGACCTGCGTTTTCGATCATAGCGCCATCCAAGTTGATCTATCAGTACGTTAATAGGCACGGTTATGCTGCGGTACACGAGATTAGGTCATGACTAGCATCACGCGCGAACAGATTTCCGTTGCCTTCTTCGATCTCATCACGGGCGCGGCGGATTTTACAGCGACCAGCCGGCGCTTTGTGCATTGGGATCAGGTCAATGAAACGCAGATGCCGTTTTTGACCATGCTCAAGACCGGCGAACAGCGCGGCCGGCAGGGCGAAGGCCTGCCGACGCTCACCATCAATGCGCATGTCTTCGTCTATCTCTCCGCCGGGATGGATCCGGAGGATGTTCCGGACACCGCCATGAACGCGCTGCTCGATGCCATCGACGCGGCGGTGGCGCCGAGCGGGGCCGATGCCATCAACGGCAACAAGCAGACCCTCGGCGGGCTGGTCGCGCATTGCTATCCGTTCGGGCCGGTCTTCATCGACACCGGCGATGTCGACGGCAAGGCCGTCGCCGCGATCCCGTTCCAGATTTTGGTTCCATAGCGAATTGCGAATGGCGAGTAGCGAATAGGGAGGGGTCCGCTCTCCCTATCGCTATTCGCTATTCCCTCTTCGCCATTCGCTACTTCGCTATTCGCCCTTTCCACAAGCTCTCACCCAGGAGAAGCCACCCATGACCCAATACGCCTTTGGCAGCGGTACGCTGATCGGCAAGCGCACGGACATCGCCAACACGCCGCCAGCTCTGCTAGGTACCCTAGACACAGTCTCGATCGATTTCGATCGAAAGATCGAGACTTTGCTCGGCCAATATAATATGGCGGTCGCGGCCGGCGGCGGCGAGTTCAAGATCACCGGCAAGGCGAAATTCGCCCGGCTACAGGCGACGCAGATCAACAATCTGTTCCTCGGCCAGACGCTCACCGCGAACAGCATGCTCGAAATGACGACAGGGGAGACCGACACCGTCGCTTCCGCGGCCGTCACGGTCGCCAACAGCGCGACCTTCGTCGAGGATTACGGCGTCTTCTATGCCTCGACCGGGGCGCAGCTCGCGCCCGTCGCCTCGTCGCCGGCGCAGGGCCAATACAGCGTGTCGAGCGGCGTCTACACCTTCAATTCCGCCGACAACGCGGCAGCGGTGCTGATCTATTACAGCTACACGATCTCCTCGGGGAACAAGATCAGCCTGGCGAACCAGCTTACCGGTCCGCTGCCGATGTTCGAGATCTCGCTGAAGGAAACGTTCAGCTATTTCGGCAGCAGCAAGGACCTCTTGGTCAAGCTCAATGCCTGCGTGTCGCCGAAGCTGTCGCTGCCGTTCTCGAATCAGAAATTCACCGTCGCCGAATTCGATTTCCAGGCGATCGCCGACGCGTCGAACAATATCGGTACCATCAGCCTCAGCGAATAGCGAAGCGAATGGGCATGGCCGTTGACGGCAACCCTATTCGCCACTCGCCACTCGCGCTCAAAAAAGGGAGACACCGCGTGAGCCTGGAGCGTGACGAAACCATCGATCTTGCGACGGCGCGCGTCGTGCGGCTCGCCGGCCACGACTTGCATGTCGCACCGTTGAGCTTGCGGCAGATCCTGGCCATTGCCGATTATGTGCCAAAACTTTCCGCAATAAGCGTGGACAGCTTGTCGGGCGAGCGGCTTGTACCGCTGGCCGAAGTGCTTTGGCACGGTTTACGGCGCGCCCATCCGCGACTGACGCGCGAGGAGTTTTTCGATCTGCCGATCACGATTGCGGAACTCGTCGCCGCGCTGCCGGTGGTGATCGAGCAGGCCGGCGGCAGAAGGGTGGATGCTGCCGAGGGGGAAATTTTGGCGGCGAGCGCTTCGACGCTGTCGACTGGCGCGCGCTCGTCGCCGACCTCGTGATCGAGCTGCGTTGGACGCGCGACCAGGTTCTCGATCAAGTCGATGTTCTGTTTCTCGAGGACCTTCACCGCGCCTGGGCGGATTATCCGCCGTTGCGCAAGATGGTCGCGGCCTATCTCGGCCACAAGCCGCGGGCACGATCATCGAAAGATTACCGTGAGTTGCTCGCGATGTTTCCGGGCGGCATGATCAAATGAGGCGGCGATGGCCGATGATAATACAGTAGAAATCAGCTTTACCGCCTCGACCGATGATGCGATCGCCGGGGTTGGCCAAGTCCGCGACGCGCTGGCGGCGCTGACCGCGCCGGTCAGCGGACTCAGTGGTAGCCTTGACCGGCTGGGTGACACCTTCGGCTCGGCTTTGCCGTTGAATCAGATCACCCAGGCTGCGAGAGGCGTGGCAAGCATCGGCGCGGCTGCACAGGGTGCCGCCGCCGATGTCAAAGGAGTTGGAACGCAAATCCGACTTATGCAAATAGGGCTTAACGAACAGAAAACTTTTCTCAACGCGGAGGTGAGTCAATTCAAGATTACGCAGGACCAGAAGTTCGCGTTGCTCGAAGCTGAAACGGAAAAGGAATACGACCTCGAACTCAAACTCCTCGAAAAGAAACTGCTATTGGGCAAACTTGATAGCAAACAGCAAGAGGCCATCCACGACAAGATGGTCGTGCTTACGATGAAGAATGACGCGGACATACTCCGCCTCAACGAACAGTCGATCGCCGCGCAACAGGCGTTGTGGACCAATTATCTTTCGACCGTAACCGGCGCGTTTAATTCGCAGCTTCGGGGCCTCTTAGAGGGGACGACGAGCTGGCATAAGGCAATGATAAAAATGCTCGAGGACCTGACCATCAAGTTCATCGAAATGGTCGAGCAGATGGTCGTGAAATGGGTGGCGGCGGAGATTGCTCAAACAACCGCAACCACGTCCGGCGCAGCGACACGCGCCGCGGCAGAACAGACCGCATTGGATTCGGGTATCCTTAGCAATATAGCCAACGCCTTGAAGGCAATCACGACCGATGCCGCGCAGACCTTCGGCGGCATTTTTGCTTTCCTGGCGCCGACCATGGGACCCGCGGCCGCAGGCCCTGCAGCGGCGGGGCAGGCGTCGGTCCTGGCCGCGGCGGCTTTCGACGTCGGCACCGATTACGTCATGCGTGGCGGCTTGGCCCTCATCCATCCGGGCGAAACCATCATTCCACCGGCGCGCGGCTCTGGGCCCTATACTGGCGCCAATGCCAGTCCGCAGATCCATGCGCCGGTGAGTATCAACGTATCGGCGCTCGATTCGCAAAGCGTGGCGCGTTTCTTCAACGACAATTCAAGGCACATGCTTCGCGCGATCAACGACGCCGTGAAACGCGGCGCCCATCTCGGGGTGCGGAACGCTCGGGCGTGACGATGAGCAGACGACGATGAGCAGACATGGGCTACATCAACGGCGTCCACCTTCTCCCGTCGACCGGCGAGTTCACCTATGACACGGTCGCCTATCTCGGCCAACGGGTTACCGAAGCAAGCCTTACGTCGATCAACCGCTATGCGAATGGCGGCCCTTCGGCCGGGACCGGCACCACCACTGACTACACGATCGCGCTGAACAATCTGCAGGCACAGTTTCCCGGCTGTACGACAGTCTCGCTCGTTGTCGCCTGGTTCGGCAACTCGACGGACGTAACCGCCTGCCAAATCTACCCGTCGACGACGTATATCGGCGGCGCGTTCAAACGGGCGTCCGGTGCCTCCGACGTGTGGCGGTGCTCAAGCCTCACGCAATCTTCGCCGGGGCTGATCGCGATCCCGACGAACTCGGCCGGGTTCATCTATGGCGGTACGCATCCGCGATCTGAAATCGCGCGGGCTGCGCGTCGTCTTTTATCCGTTTATCCTGATGACCGCGACCGGGGAGCCGTGGCGCGGCGACATCACCTATAACGGCGCCGACATTTCGAGCGCGGCGACGACGGCGATCGATAATTTCCTCGGCAGCGCGGCGACGTCTGACTTTACGCAGGACGACACAAATCTAACCGTTGCGTATTCGGGGTCCGCGACCGATTACACCTATCGGCGGATGATCCTGCACTACGCGAACCTGTGTTGTGTCGCCGGCGGCGTCGATCTGTTCTTGCTCGGTTCGGAATTCCGTGGCCTGGAATCGGTGCGCGGCCCGGCATGGACGAAGGCGGGCACGGTCAGCGGAGGCGCCACAACCTGGGATTACCCGTTTGTCGCCGGGCTCGCTCAACTCGCCAGCGACGTGCGCAGCGTGTTCAACACCGCCTCGCTGACAAAGGATACGGTGAACCTGCATAACCTCATTTCCTATTCGGCCGACTGGTCGGATTGGATGGGCTTGCAGCACGCGAGCGAAAACGGGCAGTGGCCGCACCTCGACCAGCTCTACGCGTCCACCAATATCGACTTGGTCAGCTTCGACAATTACCTGCCGCTCTCGGATTGGACTACGGGGAATGGAGGGCTCGACGCGGAGAACTGGCTTGAGCCGGCGCCGAGCGGCACATGGCCGCCTACCCCATCGACGTTCAATGGTCTTGGGCTGAGCGGACAGCCGACGATCTACAGCATCCCGTATCTGCAGGCGAACATCGAGGGTGGCGAGCACTTCAACTGGTTCTATAACGACAGCAACAACGACGGAATCGGCCTCGATCCGAACGGGACCGATCTTCGCGTGTCGCTGCCCGAAGGCGATCGCCTGACGCAATCGCGGAATCAGTATTATTCGGGCCAGCAGCTGCTCGCGAACAAACAGCTGCGGTGGTGGTGGAACAATCAGCACTACGCGATCTATGATGACGGCGACGGCAATGGCTGGGCGCCGCACGGATCGCCCACCGAGTGGGTGCCGAACTCGAAATCGATCATGTTCGGCGAGTATGGCTTTGCGGCGTGCGACCGGAGCACCAATCAGCCGAATGTGTTTTACAGTCCGACGTCGACCGATAGTTTTACCGCCTACTGGTCGATCTGGGACCCGAGTGCGAGCGTTGCCGGCGGTTATTGGCCGCGGCGCGACGATGAGATTCAACTGCTCGCGCTGCAGGCGATCTATGAATATTGGGTCACCGACAGCAACAATGAGACCGTCAGCGGCGTGCCGATGATCCAATCGGCGTTCATGCTGGCCTGGAATTGGGATGCGCGGCCGTTCCCGACGTTTCCCAACATGGTCAGCGTGTGGGGCGACGTCGGCGACTGGGCCGCCGGTTATTGGATCGGAGGCAAAGGGCCGTTTGTTGCGCCGCCTGTACCGGACAATCCGCCGACGCCCGGACCATATTCGACGTTTCCGGCCGTGCCAACACTCGGCTGGTCGGTGAAAGTGTCGCCGATCTTCTCGACGTTGTCGGCCTTGCATGTCTCCGGTAAGGAGGCGCGCGCGGCCAAATACATTGCGCCGCGCTGGTCGATCGAGCTGAATTATAATCTGCTGCGCATGGTGTCGCCCAACACCGAGCTGCAGACGCTAATCGGCTTTTTCGACGAGAGCCTTGGCGAGGACGAGTCGTTCTATTTCGAGCCGCCGCAGCTATCACCGATCGCGGGGCAGGCGCTCGGCACCGGCAATGGCACGGCCACGACGTTTCCCTTCACCGTATCGATCGGCGGGTACACGCTCACGCCGGCGAATATTGGCACGGTGTCGGCCGTCTATCTGAACGGCGTCGCGCAATCGAGCGGCAACTATACGGTGAATGCGAACGCCCTGGCGCCGTCGGTGACATTCGCGACCGCGCCCGGCGCCGGCGTTGCGGTGACCGTGGACTTTCACTGGTATTTCCTCTGCCGTTTCGATGATGACAGCGAGGATGTGGAGGAGTTCATGTCGACACTTTATGCGCTGCAATCGCTCAGACTGCACACGGTTCGGTCATGACCACTCCGCCATCATTGCCGACGCTCGCCGGCCTCTCATGGTCGCGCCACAAGAAGCCTGGATTTTCGACGCGCGTCGCGCCGCACGTTTCCGGCCGCGAAGTTCGCATCGCGCTGATGAGTTATCCGCTCTATGAGTTCGAGGCGGTCTACAAGGGTCTCGCCTCGAACGCGACGTTCGCCGGCCTCGGCTCGACCAGCTTGCAGAGCCTCATGGGGTTCTTTCTGCAGCTGCAGGGCCAGTTCGGCACGTTTCTCTATGTCGATCCCGACGACTACACGGTAACCGGACAGGCATTCGCCACCGGCACCGGCTCCGTCTCCTCGTTCACGATGATGCGCTCGCTCGGCGGCTTTCTTGAACCCGTCGGCTGGGTCACCAGCATCGCCAACGTTTATCTGAACAGCGCCGCGATCCCGACCGCAGGGTTTTCGGCGCCGGCATCGCCATCGTTATCCTCCACGGCGGGCGGTTCGCTTAGCGGCGCGACCGCCTATGTCAAGATCACTTATGTCACCGCCTCGGGCGAAACGCTGCCGTCATCCCAAGCCTCGCTTGCGGTGGCATCCAGCCACCTGTTGGTTGTTGCATCGCCCGCCGCGCCATCGCCCGCCTCGGCGATCGGCTGGAATGTTTATGCGTCGGCATCGACCGGCGCCGAGAAATTGCAGAACTCGACGCCGATCGCGATCGGCACCAACTGGACGGAACCGACAAGCGGGCTCGTCACTGCGACCGCAGCGCCGCCGGCGGCCAACACCACTGGCTGGAGCCTCGCGACACCAAACACGCTGAACTTTGCAGGCAACGTCGGTACCAGCGTGGTCGTATCCGCCGACTTCTCCTACGCCTTCAACTGCCGGTTCCTCGACGACCAGATGGATTTCGAGGAGTTCATGTCGAACCTCTGGAAGCTCGACAGCATGAAATTCCGCAGCGTGAAGCCATGAAGCCGGCATCGTCCGCGCTCATTACGTATCTGAACAGCGCTCGCGCCAGCCCCGACGTGCCGTTGTTCATGGCCGACGTTTTCATTTTCACGCTGCGAACCGGGCTGACGCTGTGCTACACCAACGTCGACGTGACGTTTCCGTATAACGGCAACACGTTCCTCGCAAATTCCATCCTGGTCGATGGCCTCAAGTACAAGGCCGCGATCGGACTCGAAATCGATCAGCAGCAGATCACGGTCGCCGCGCGGTCAACCGACACGATCAGCGGGGCGCCGTTCCTGCAGGCGCTGCGCGACGGTTCGTTCGACGGATGCGAGATCGAGCGCGACCGCGTGTTCTTCTCCGACAAGATCGGCGGCACGGCAATCGGGTCGGTGACGCTGTTCAAGGGACGGCTCGGCACGGTCGATCAGATCGGCCGCACCAGCGCGAAGCTCACGGTTAATTCCGACCTCGTGCTGCTCGACATCGACATGCCGCGCAATCTTTATCAGCCGACGTGCCTGCACACCCTGTACGATTCCGGCTGCACGCTGGTCAAAAATGCCTTCGGCACCAGCGGCACCGTGGGGTCAGGCTCGACGGCATCGGTCATCAATTGGTCGGGTGCCGGTTCGATCTACCAGCAGGGCTCGATCACCTTCACCTCCGGGGTCAATGCCGGGGTGACCGCCAACGTCAAAAGCGTGGTCGCCGGCACATCGTTCACGCTCGGCTATCCGCTGGAAAGCGTGCCGGCGCCGGGGGATGCCTTCACGGTCTATCAGGGCTGTGCCCATACGCCGTCGAACTGCCAGTCTCAGTTCGACAATCTGGCGAACTTCCGCGGCTTCCCGTATGTGCCGCCGCCGCAGATGGCTGTGTGAACATGGCGTCCGAGACTGACCAACGCGCCGCGGTTGTCGCGGAAGCGCGGAAATGGATCGGCACGCCGTACCATAACTGCGCCGACATCAAGGGCGTCGGCGTCGATTGCGGCATGCTGCTGGTCCGCGTCTTCGTCGACAGCGGGCTCTGCGCGCCATTCGATCCGCGGCCCTACGCGCCGGACTGGAATCAACACCGTAGCGAAGAAAAATATCTCGGCTTCATCACCGCGCGTTGCGGCGAAATCGTGGCCGACCAGGTGCAGCCCGGCGACGTGATGGTGCTGCGGTTCGGCCGCTGCTATGCGCACGGCGGCATCATCACAAAGGCAAAGCCGCTCACTATGGTGCACGCCTACCAGCCGGCGCGGCGGGTGTACGAGGAGGAAATCGCCCACAATGCCGCGCTGACCGAACGTAAATCGCGCTTTTTCAGCTATTGGGCGAAGACATGAGCGGGTTTATGTCCCGCCTGTTTGGCGGCAAGCAGACCACGACGCCGGATTATACCGGCCTGCAAATCCAGACCGCCGTCAACGCGCTGCCGGTCCCGATCGTGTGGGGCGAGAACAAGATTGCCCCCAACGTCATCTGGTACAACGGGTTTCAATCGATCCCGCCGTCCAGCAGCGGCGGCGGCAAGGGCGGCATTTTCGGCACCGGCGGCGGCGGATCGAATTCGTGGACCTATACCGCTTCCGTGATTTTGGCGCTTTGCGAGGGGCCGATCACCGGCATCAACGAAATCTGGAAAGACCAATCGACCTATACGCTGGCCGACCTCGGGCTGTCGCTGTTCACCGGCACGACGCCGCAGTCCATATGGGGCTTTCTGGAAACCACCTTTCCGTCCCAAGCTCTTGCCTATCAAGGGACGGCGTATGTGGCCGAAGCAAACTACAGTCTCGGCACATCGGCGACGCTGTCCAATCATAATTTCGAGGTTGAGGGCGTCTTCTTCGGCACCGGAACAAACGGCATCGACGCCGACCCGGCGCAGGTCGTTTCCGACTTTCTGACCAATGCACAGTACGGCGTTGGCTTTCCATCGGCGAGCATCGATGCCTCGACGCTGTTCGGTTCCGGCGGCGATGCTTCGTATCAGACCTATTGCAAGGCGATCGGCCTTAATCTGAGCCCGGCGCTCACCAATCAGGAACAGGCTTCGAGCATCCTGGCGCGCTGGTTGCAGCTCACCAACACCGTAGCGGTGTGGTCCGGGGGGCTATTAAAATTCATCCCCTATGGCGACCTGCCGACCACGATTGGCAACACGCAAAGCACAAGTGTTTCACTGATTGTGCCGGCGGCGGGGACGTTCGATACGGCGACGCCGGAAATCTACGTCTGCACGGCCGCGGCGTTCGTAGCCGACGGCGGCGTGACCTATACGGTGAACGGCGACCCGCTCACCAAGGTCTCCAGCAATCCCGGCACCGGGCAATACGCCATTTCGCCAAGCGGCACTTATGTTTTCTCGACTGGCGACGAGAATATCGGCGTCACCATCAGCTACTCCTATTCGGTCGCCGCGAGTTATTCGCCAAACGTGACGCCGATCTACAATCTGACCGACGATGATTTCAAGGTCGAGAACAACGAGGACCCGCTACAGGTCTCCCGCTCCGATCCCTACGAGGCCTATAACATCTGGCGCGTGGAGATGGCCGCGCGCGCCAACGCCTACAATTTGACGACGTTCGAATCGCGCGACCAGAACGCCATCGAACTCTACGGCCCGCGCATTGCCTCGACCGTCACCGCGCACGAAATCTGCGACCCGAACGTCGCTTTGCTGTCCGGCCAGCTCATGCTTCAGCGGGCCGTCTACATCCGCAACACCTACAAATTCCGGCTGTCTTGGGAATATTGCCTGCTCGACCCGATGGACATCGTGGCGGTCACGGATACGATCCTCGGTCTGTCGAATGCCCCGATTCGCATCACCGAAATCGAGGAGGACGAGAACGGTTTTTTGCAAGTAACGGCCGAGGAGTTTCCGCTCGGCGTCGCGACGGCGGTACTCTATCCGGCCAGCGTGACCGGCGGCGCTCCGATCATCCACAGCGTCGCCGCCGATCCCGTCAACACGCCGGTCATCTTCGAGCCGCCTGCGGCGCTGGTCGGTTCTACGCCGCAGGTCTGGATCGCGGCCTCCGGCGGCAGTGATGGCGTCGCCGATCCGAATTGGGGCGGCTGCAACGTCTTTCTGTCGCTCGACGGCACGTCGTACAACCAAGTCGGCACGATCAATGCGCCGGCGCGGCAAGGCGTTCTCACAGCTTCGTTGCCGGCATTCACAGGCACAAATCCTGATACTGCCGACACGCTTGCCGTTAACATGGCGGACAGCGGCGGCGTGCTGGCGACCGCGACCGATCTTGACGCGCAACTCGGCAACACGCTTTGCATCGTTGGTGATGAACTCGTTTCCTATGCCACATCGACACTGACATCGGCGAACAATTACGCACTGACTTATCTGTATCGCGGCTTTTACGGCACTTCCCCGGATTTCTCATTCCCGGTCGGAACGCCATTCGCGCGGCTCGATAGTGCCGTTTTCGAGTATGAGCTGCCCGCGCAGTACGTGGGCGTAGAACTCTATATCAAGCTGCAAAGCTTCAACGTGTTCGGCGGCGGCGTACAGGAACTTTCGACCTGCGCCGCCTATACCTACACGCCGACCGGCGGTGCAACGGATCATCCGGTCGGGCTCTATCTGTTGACCGGGACGCCTTTGGATATGGGCTTGGTGACTGGATCGGTCATCGTCGAGGACGATTTCGGAACGCCGTTCACGCTGCCGGTCGAATTTGATGTCGATCTCGGCGCCGCATAGGAACATCGCATGACGACAGCCGTTCAAGTTCAATATCGCCGCGGGACAGCCTCGCAGGTCGCGGCCTTCACTGGCGCGCAAGGCGAGATGGTCGTCGACACCACGAACAATCGCGTTGTGGTGCAGGACGGTTCGACCGCGGGCGGCTGGCCGGCGCCGATGGCATCGCGCACGCCGGTATCCGACGCGGCTCATAGTGTAGCCGTTACCGACAGGATGATCGCTTACACGGCGATCACGGCGGCGCGCGCCGTGACGCTGTGCGCAGCGGCGAATTTTGCGCAAGGTGAGCGACTGCTCATCGTCGACGAATCCGGCAATTGCTCGGCAATCAAAACGATCACGATCAATCGCGCCGGCTCGGATACGATCAATGGCGCGACCTCGGCCGTCATCGCGTCTGCTTATGGGTATCTGGCCCTTGAGAGCAACGGCTCGAATGCTTGGGCTTTGGTCGATCAATCGATCACTCTCGGCAATATGCCCAGCATCGCTAACAACACGCTTCTCGGCAACAGCAGCGGCAGCGCGGCAGCACCGAGCGCGCAGAGCGCCGCGAACGTCAATGGCGTGTTAGGCACCAATCTCATCACCTGCAGGATCACAGGAGTCAATTTTAACAGTGCCAATACCGATAATGCCATAGCCATCACCTTGCCGACCGGCTTTTCAAATTATCTCATCAACGGTGTCTATATCTCGAATGCCAGCGCGTCGCTCACTACCGCTACGGCTGGCCTGTTCACGGCGTCAGGTGGAGGCGGGACGGCCATTGCAGCTGGCGGTAGCGCGATCACGGTTAGCTCCTCATCCGCCAATACCGCCAACAATTCGATGTCGATGTCATTGGCGGCTGGCGTTTCGACCACCCAAAGTTTCAATGCAGGAACTCTCTATTTCCGTATTGGAACTGCACAGGGGTCGGCGGCTACAGCAACTGTGACGGTCGTGATCAGGCCGATTTCCTAATCGTCTTCAAATCGTCCCACAACGCAAAAGGTGACCTGATGCGAGCGATTCTCGCGACGGCGATTTTTTGGTTGTTAGCATCCGCGTCGGCTGAAGCAGCGACGGCCTCCTGGTACGGCCGCGAGAGCGGCCCGCGCACCGCCAGCGGCGAACGCTTCGATCCGAACGCGATGACGGCGGCGCATCGCACGCTACCGTTTGGAACGTGGGTGCGCCTCATCAACGAGGCCACAGGCCGTTCCATCACGGTGCGGATCAATGATCGCGGGCCGGCTAAATGGACGCATCGCGATATCGACCTGAGCCAACGCGCGGCGCGTAGGATCGGTTGCGGCGGCGTCTGCCGGGTCGAACTGGAAATCGTCGAGCAACCATATCGGCCGGCGAAAGGTGCATGGGGAGCTTTTTGATGCGCAATTTCGGCATTCCCCAATTTGTTGAACCCGATCCCGATCGCGACGCCAATCACGCCTTCCGCGGCGTGATATTGCTGCTCGTAGGCATTGTTCTTTCCGCCCTCGTGATGCTCTCCGCGTGCTCGCTGGCGCGTGCCCACGATGACCTGTCATCCGTAGTTTTAACGAAGGATGACGGCCGCTATGCCGCCCAAGACCCGGCGCTCCACGCATGGTTCGACAAGCTCGCGTCCAGTAAGGGCTTGTGCTGCTCGTTCGTCGACGGCGTTCGCGTCGAGGACGTGGATTGTGACACGGCTGCGCCGGGCGGCGGCTATCGCGTGCGGCTCGATGGGCAATGGATCGTCGTCCCCGATGCCGCGGTGGTGACCGAGCCGAACAAATTTGGGCCTGCCGTCGTATGGCCCTACACGGACGAGGCTGGTCACGCGGCGGGAAAGATACAGATCAGATGCTTTCTGCCGGGAGCGGGCTCATGACCGATCTCTGCTTCGTTGCCGATCTTGGCTCGCAAAATCCGGTAGACTTCACCAAACTCGCCGCGGCGAGCTGGAACGGAATCAAGTGCGCAGGCGTGATCCTGCGCGCGACGCGCAGTAATTGTCTGCCGGACGTGCTGTTCGCCGGCCGGGCGGCGGCGGCGGCCAACGCCGGATTGCTGGTCGGCGCCTATGCCTTCAACACGGGGGAAGCCGCCGTCGTCCAAGCGACCCGATTCCTTACCGTAACCAAGCCCTTCGGCGCGATCCTGCGCGCGCTCGATTTCGAGACCAATCCGAGCGGTCGGCAGATGTCGCTTGCATCCGCCATCGAGTTCCTTGATCGCGTCGCGCAAGCGACCGGTCGTCGCTGCTGGCTCTATAGCGGCGACAGAATCAAATCGCTGATCGTCACGGCGACCGAGGCGCAGCGCCAGGCGCTCTCGCAATCGTCCTATTGGGGCTGCGAGTACGGTCCCGAATTCAAAGACCTCGACGACAACGGCCATCCGCTGCCGTGGGACGCGCCGACGCTCTGGCAGGATACCGGCGACGGCATCGGCCCGCAGCCGCACGCGCTCGACGGCCTGCAGGCCGGCGCGGACCTATCGGTCTTCAAAGGCACGCGCGAACAGCTCGCGGCCATCTGGGCGGGGCCGGCGATGGCCGTCCTGCAATCTACCAATTAACCCGCCGCAATATAGCGGCCTTTCAGGAGAGAACCATGAACGATCAGGAGAAAATGAACGCGCTCCGACAGGGGCTCACCTTGTTCTTCGGCATGCTCACCATCGCGATGCCGTGGCTCGCCACATCGCAGCAATATGCGACATTGACCACGGTCATTCTGACGATCGTTCCGGCCGCAGTCAGCGGGTACAGTGTCTGCTGGTCGATCTATGCTCATTGGAACATGAAAAAAGTTCCTGAAACATCGACAGCCATTGCGCTGCCGGGCGGCGCACAGATGGTTGGAACAACGGTCGGGGCAGTTACAGCGGCGGCGGCAAAGGTCGTCGGGGCGCTGTTGATCGGCTTTCTGGTTCTTTCGCTATCGCCGCCAGCGATGGCGGCCAACAACCTGCCGTTTCCATTGAAGCCGATCATTGCGCCCGCGCCTGCGGCTGCGCCTGCCGACCCGTTCGCGCAGCTCATGAGCTCCCTGGAAAAGGTGAAACAGGAGGATATTGCGGGCGTCATCGCCGATATCCAGGCGGCAGATGTCGATGCGGCGACTGTCGTGATCCCGGCTATTCCCGCAACCGGCTCCCTTCCAGCGAGCGACGCCGTGGTCCGCGATCCGATTTCCCATGCCTGCTACCCGGCAGAAATCAAGTTTCTACAATCACTGCCGCAGGCGGCTACGCCAACTGGAAAATTCATTCTCGTGCAGCTTTTCCAGGCGAAACGAGATTTCATCGCCCAAATTCAGGCCGGGCTACCGACTTACTTGAAGCTCGGCTGCGCGCCGCTTTTGGGCGATGAAATCAATACCTTCGTCCAAACCATGGCGCTGGTCGGGGTGAAACTCATTCCCGCAGCATTGACCGGCATCTTCCCAGCCGCGGCGCCGATCACGTTGCCCTTAATGACATTGACGCCGTGATGTTTCGCCGGCGGCCGTGACAGCGTTCCTCGGGCTCGGGCTGCTCAAATAGCGGAGCAAACCAATGCGGCTACGCTTCGTCACCTGCTCGGATGACGTTTCGGCCCTCATCCGGGCGCGCGAGGGCTTGATGGCGTCATGGGTCGGATTCACGCCGTCCCATGTCGAGATGGTCGTCGCCGAAGGTTATCTCAGCGCTCACGACCGGGGCGGCGTTCCCATTCGTCCGGTTGGCTATGACAACGCGACGCTGCTGCATGAGCTTCGCACGTTCGAAGCTCGGCGCTCCTTACGACTGGTTGGCAATCATTGAGTTCCTGATGCCGGTAGCTCTTCATGAGGCTCATCATTTTATCTGTTCGGCGCTAATGACTCTGGTCGCCGTGAAGGGTGGCGCCTTTCCGGCGCTCGCCAAGGAACGTCATACGGTGTCGCCGGCCGATCTTCTTTTCGTGCTTTCCGGCCGCGTGGCAATCAACAAGACACCATAGGTGAAAGCGAAATGACAGAAGCCCTCGTTAGCGCTCTCGAAGGCCGCGTCACGCATCTGGAAACCGCGCTGACGCAAAGCCTTGCTCGCATCGAGGGCTTGATCCGGCAGGAAATCCAGGACCTGAAAACGGAACAGTTGAGCGATATCAAGAAGACCATCGAGCGGGTCGAGCGCGACTTGAAAACCGAGTTTAGCCGGCTCGCCACCGATCAAGGGCGGCTGTGGGACCGCATTACCGATCTTGAAAAGCGGGACAATCTCCGCACCGGATCGAGCCGGGCGATCGACCGCATGTGGAATTTCTTCTCGGCACTCCTCGGCGGCGCCATCGCGATCAGCGGCAGTTGGCTGTCGTCGGGGAAGCCTCCACATCCGTGAGAATTCGGCGGCTTCCCTCGCCGTATTAGAATCCGTCCAGAGTCGAGACAGACATCGCCGGATGGTGACTTGCCCTCCTTGGGTGTTTCCTCCCTGACTGGCCGGGCTGGCGAAAAACCGGCTCGGCCATTTTTATGTCAAGGCTTTATTTTAATCATTCCCGGCATCGCAATTGAAATCTCATCACGGTCACCCTATCTTTGTTTGCTCCGCAGTAAGGTGAATGATGATGCGTGGAACTGCTGCTCCGCTCTCGTGAAACAGAATCTTCCCTTAAGCGGCGAAAGGCGCACCATCGTTATCGGCGCCCGTACGCAATACCTGGTCAAGGTCTCGGTTGAGGATTACGACTTCCTCCTGCCATGGCGATGGACCTACGCCGTCTCGCATCCGCGCCATGGCAGCCTGGTCTATGCCAGGCGCTCGATCTCAAGCGGGGGTTCCAATGTGACCATCCTGATGCACGGCGTGATCATCGCCGAGCGCATGGGGATCAAGCGGTCATCGGAGATGCATTCGTCGAGCATGAGAACGGCGACGCGCTCGATTACCGACGCGTCAATGATCGCGGCGTGCCGCAACTGCAGTGGCTGACGCATACGGAAAACACGGCCAAGCAGTACGGCGTTCGCTCTGTGCCGATCGTACCGAGCGAAAGCATGGGCTCTGAGATACCGTTCTGACGCGGGTGTGCCGGCTTATGTGCATCCGCTGTGCGCGGTTTGTCCGAGATGTCCAAAATGTCCGCAGTGGATACGCCTTCCGCATGGACAACTACGAGACGTCGTTGATTCCCGGCGTGCCGTTGTTCCCCTATTCGCTCTTTCACATTCCGTGGCTTGCTTATCTCTCGGTTCCGCTCGCCGCCGGCCTCGAACTGCCGCCCGAAATCCTGACCGAGCGCACGCCCGACGGCGGGCTCCTCATGATCGCTGCCGAAGAGCGCCTCGATCCCACCGATCCCGAGCACTTGAGCCGCGCGCTCATTCTCGCCGAAACCATGATCGCCCGCATCGGCTATTCCTCCACAAAGCGTTGA